GTCCATCGTAGTGCACAGTATGAACGGCAGATTTAACTACCCAAAAACCATCTGAATAATCTCCTGTGCCCTTAACTTGAATAGTAGACCAAGGAGAAATTCGTGGGTCACCTAAGGCATCCCCACTTGCGGGTATAGCTAACCGAGATAGCTGTGCCTTTGCATCAGCCATATCTTGTGCCATTTGTGAGCTTCCAACAACTGTAGAGGTTTCTATTGTTGAGAATAAAGGAGCAGTAATTGATTGCCGAACTTGTTTTCCTACTGTGTGGGGAGACGATTGTGCCTTATACAACTTACCTGTAATGGGGTCCACACCAGCTACGTTTTTAGTAGTTCTGTTATAGGTTTCTGCTTCTACAAAGTCACCCATTTTTGGTTCAAACTTATTAAGTGTTTGACCGTTGTAATTTGTGTAAGAATTAATAAAAGGGTCTGAAAAAGAAAGAATGGGAATAGTAGACACAAATTCATCAATCATCACGTCAATTGGATGAAAGTACAGCTCAGTTCCAATAACTTTAACACCATAGCCTATACGGGCAGCAAGCTCGTTTATCTTTTCCCAATAGGAATGGCCAGCCAAAGACTGTTGACTAAACCGTGTTTTATGAGGAGTTGTTTTTACCGTAAACCCAAACTTCTTGCCTATCTCAGACACAATTTCAGGAGCTGTACGATTAGTCCAAATTTTAGATGCTCTTTCTTTCATTACGTATGAAGAAGATACGCACGTGATTGTTGCGGGACGCTCTAAGGTTTGGGCAATTGGGTACTTGACGTCTGACACATACCCAAGAAATGTTCCCGTTGTTTTATCGTTACTAAATTTAATTTGAACAGGAACACCTGTTTTTAATGACTTAACCATAAATGGGCTTAAAGCTTGGTAGTACAACTCAACAATGTCATGATGTCCCATTTGTTGGTGGACAGTAATGTATCTAGGTAAACGAGTCATTCCTGGAAAATCAGGAAACGTGATGGAGTATTTACTTCCGTAAATGGTTTGGCGTTCAGGGTCACGCATTTGGTACCCTAAGTTTTGTTCCAGGAGCAATGTTCACTGGGTCGTTAATTTCTGGGTTTACATCCAATATCTGCCACCAGTAATCGGGGCTACCCAAAAATTTGTTAGAAACATTATCTAAACGGTCACCTTGCACCCACTCGTAAATAAAAAACGAAGAAGAATACGAAGGCCATTGACGAAACACTGTAATGTGGTATTCATTTTTGCGAGCATCCCAAGCTTTAAACACAGGGCCATCCGCATACCGACTATCAAGATAAATTGCCATAATTATCCTTACTTCACCACAGTTGTTGCTGACGTTTGAGCAGCACCAAAAACATCAGAAGAGCTAAGACCAGCAGTTGTACTGCTGGTAGATACGGTAGTAAACATTTCTGGCCCATCAAAATACCTTGTACAAGTTATGTTGACAGTAGTAATAACGGGAACCATTCGTTCATTAAATACTAAATGCTGTAAATCTAAAGAAGAAACACGAACCAAATAGCGTAATCCATCTCCAAGATGCAATTCGACTGGAATTGGTTGTAACCAACCTTTATCCGCTGTATTGCCATTTAAAGTAGATTTGTATTGACTGCTGTAACCACCTGTTGTTCTAAACAAGTACTCCATGTCATACATAGTTCCACGTTTGTAGATTTGCTTGAGTTCTTCAACATCTACATCAGAAGGGTAAGGCGATGTAGGTATAGGGGCAGCAGTTACTCCTGGAAGGCTGTCGTATAGAGATATTGCTGAAGCTGTTTCTTGAGATAAAAAGTCTGATGGATTTTTAAATCCATTAGCATTAATATACGCCATGTCTCCAATACGGTTAAACATAAGAGAAAAAGTAATAGCGCTTTTCATCAAACCAACGCTTACGTTTTGCGCCTTATCTAACCCCATGGATTCAAATTGTGGAGAGAAGCTGTCAACAATTCCCCATGCCATAGACACAGAAGTAGGGTTATACAGAAATCGCAAACCGTAAGGATTTGGGTCGTAAATTTGGCTACTGGTACTTCCAGGAGCATTTGAGTTGGTTGGCTTTGGAGCAATGTCTGCAAAGTGTTTGCTCATACGGATAACGCCTTTTGCAGTTTTGCCATCTGACCACGGAGCAATTGAGCTGTCAAACTGAGGGCTAGTAATTAAGCCAGGAACACCTAACATTTGCGACTGGATTCCCTTACCTAGATAGGCAGAAGTTACCATCGGAGCGTTGTATTTATAGGTTATGGTAGAACCAGCACCGTTATCAGCTTTGCTGGCTCCTCCTCCTTTAGGAGAGGCGTTGCTACTAGCAGGTGGGGCAAAGATTTTTCCAGCAGCAAGTTCTTTGTTTAAGTGATTAATAGTATCTTGAATAGACCCCACAGTTACTGCTTGAGCATCATACTCTTTTTTGTAATACAAATAAGAGTTGTTATCTTGAGTGTATTGAGCATTTAGTTTTGCAATCTGTGCATCTCGTGCACTTGATTGCGGTTGCTTTAACAGCTGTGATATAGCAGCTTTGTCTGCAGCAGCCGCTTTATTTGCGTTAATCATGGCAGTATTAATAGAAGCTAATCTATCTTGAGCTTTAGTCAAGCTTTTTTGTTGAGAGGCTAAACTTGCAGTGATAGCGTCCTTCACACCCTGTGTTGCAGCAATTTGCTGTGCTATTTGTAGTGGGTCTTTTCCTTTAAGAGTGCCTTGAGGAGAAGTCTTAGGGTACTTAGGTGCAGCCATGGTTATCTACTTCCGCTCATAGTAATAGCCTGTTTATTTTCAATAATGCTTTGAATTTTGTTTGCAAGACGAACAGCTTCTTCATCAGATGCATTTTGAATAGTGATTGGCATGTTAAAGTGGTTAATTGTACTTCCCGCATTTGTGGAAGGCATAGAAGCTCCATAGCCACTTGCGCCGCCACCTGCTCCTGTAATGTGGGTTCCCCATGGAGAATGGTTTACTGCCTTTAGTACTCCAGCAGTATCATTGCCCTTCGACAACGCAGCAAGAATGTTTCCGTAACGACCATTATTGATGGTGTCTATAGTTGCTTGAAATCCCTGGTCCCAGCTCTTGTAAGACTTAACTCCCACACTATTCATGTTGGTAGCACCCGCTGCTGGCTGTGTTGTGTTTAGAGGGTTGTAGTGAGCAGTGTTATGCCACTGTCCGCCTTCATACGCCATCCAGGTTGTCATGGCTTGAACGTTAGCTGTAGTTACAGGCTTTCCTAGTTTTTGAAGAAATGTTTTTGCCCAATCTTGCTCACTACCCGTTCCCAAAATAGTTCCTGAAACAACTGCCGTACTTCCAGACACAATGCCAATAGAGTTGTTACTTCCTAAATATGTTTTAGGGTCTACTGGATTGTTTTTTCCTTTACGAACTTCGTAGTGAAGGTGTGGTCCGCTAACGTTTCCTGTAGAGCCAGATTTTCCAATAGATTGACCAGCGGCAACAGTGTCCCCTACCTGCACAGACTTGGCGCTTAAGTGTGCATAAATACTCTGATAGCCATCTTCTTGTTGAATCTGTACGTAAATTCCATAATCTTTTCCAAGATTTTCGTCTATAACTGTTCCCGCACGAACAGCCACAACGTTAGTTCCTTCAGGAACGGGATAATCTAAACCTGTGTGGCTATTGCTGGATGATGTATTCCAAATACCAGAAGCATCTTTAGCACCATAACCGTATGAAGGAGATACTCCAGGAACTGGGGATGTTGGCAAAGAAGTTGTTCCTGTAGAACTTCCCCCACCATGTGGACCGAATGAAGCTCCAAAACCTGAGCTTGCTCCACCGTTAAAGAACCCTGCAATTCCTCCAGCAACAGCGCCAATAGCGGCGCCAATTGGTGCGGACGCTCCAAATGTAAATGGAGCTAAAGCTGAACCTATACCTAAACCAATACCAGCTCCCGCAGTTGCTCCAAGGCCAATTCCCGTAAGTTTAGATGCCGTTTGGCTATGAACTCCTACGCTATTAAGAACTTTTGTATTAGTTTGAGATACTTGTCGTCCAGCCAGTGTTCCGCCAAGACCAGCAACTCCAGCCGTTGCTCCTAAGCCCATTCCAGCAGCTGCGGCTGTTGCTCCAGTAACTCCTCCTTCAACTCCCAGCATTCCCCCCAATGCACTGCCGCCAGTTCCACTCAACAAGCTAATGGCTCTCAAGGCAACAACAGCATCAAGAATAGACTTGATACCAGCGGTTAAGGCAGCGCTAAAAGAAGCAATTCCTGAACCTATGTTAGAACCCGCAATTCCTTGCAGCTCTCCCTTTAACTGAAAGAAAGAATTTGGAAGACCCGACATAGCTTTGTTAAGATTTGTTACAACAGTTGCTGCTTTTGCAAACCCATCAAGCATTGGTTGTTCTGCACGTAGTTGCAAGTCTGTTTGCGACGCTGTAATTTGCTGAGATGCTGCTGCTGGGTTTGCTGACCCCGACTGTGATGCTAGGTCAGGGTTTTGACCAGACGCAATCATCTTAAACTGTTGAGCTAAGATTTGCTGTTGGTCAGATGAGAACCCCATGTTTTGCAAAGATGCGCCCGCAGTTCCGTACTGCAAGTTTGCAGACACTTGAGCTGCACTTAGCTTTTGATTTCCAAAGAAATACTTGTACAAGTCTGTAGCAATTGCGCCCTGTGAGCGAGGATTGCCTTTAGCGTCAAACTGAGCAATACCGTACTGATACAGATTGGCTCCCATAGAGCCTGTTTGAAATCCACCAATGGCTTGAGCAGCGGTGGCGTTGTTCATATTCAGGTAGCGAGCAGCACCACCTACTTCACTCATTGTCTGCAGGTAGGCGTTGCTTCCAGCAGAGTAGCTGTATCCTTGAGTAAGCTGTGCTGCAGCTGCAGCCATGTCTGTAGGACTGGTAACTCCTCGACCAAAGCTGCCATTCATGGCATTCATGGTTGAACGTTCTAACGTACTACGGTTTACTCCAGTTGTAATGGCAGCGCCATAAAACCCAGCAGCAGTAGAGGTAACTGTTCCCAAGTCTGGAGCAGCGGCGTACATGCCTGCGGGAAATGCCGCAAGAACAGAGCCAGCTCCAAGAGCCGCAGTACCGTATGCCTGACCCTTGGTCATTGTAGGCATTGTTGGCATGCGTGGAACGCTTGCGTTTGCCTGTTGTGCTGCAGATGTTGCTAACGCACCCTGAAGTTTGTTGCCTTCTGTTCCAGCAGTGGGGATGCTTGCACCATCAGTACCCAGCCCCATCGTGGTTCCACGACCAAGTTGCATTTGACCAAATGAAGAGACAACGCCCTTCATGCGTCCAAGAGCCTTGGAACCTACGGTATCGATTTTCTCCAGAAGAGTTTCGATACTTTGCAGTTCACCTTTGGCGCCGCCCAGGAGTTTAGACAGGCCTTTGATGCTGCTGGAAAAATCAGCCATCTGCTGACACACTCCTTCCGTACTGCGCCTTGGCTAGTTCTAGCCAGTTCTCACGCTCTCGTGGTGACATTTGCTTAATCTCGGTTAACGTCCATCCGCTATGTAAGTCTGAAATGGCTGCCCATTCCGCAAAGAGTCTTACATAGGATGCTAAGTTAGAGGCGAAACAGATTTCCCAAATTAATGGAAACTGTTACCTCACTTTCGCAATCAGGACACGTAACGGTTAAATCATCAAATTGTGGTCCAGGGGCTCGGTTGTTAATCTCTTCTACAATCAACTTGCGGTCCGCAATTCCCAAGTTTTGTACCTGCATCTTGCTGTAAACAGGATTGCCGTTAATTTTGGTAACAGAGTTCTCTAGCAAAAGGGTATTAAGTTCTGGGACTGTTTTATCCGCATTGTTAATGAGTTCTTTTTGAGTGACTCCTGTAGGAAGCTGAACAGTGATTTCGCCAACCTTGCCTTGAACCGTAAAGACACGGTCGTTGATAGGGTCAGCAAGCACTTTGGTTTTGATGTCAGTATTGACATCAACTTCTACAGTCTTTGCTTCACCGCATCCCTGGCAAAAGATAGCCAAGTCAGTGGTGCTTCCAAAAGTAGTCTTGAGAATACCCAAGAGCAAAGCATCACGGTCTCCCGCAAGCATGCTGTCAAGAATCTTCTCTGTCACCTTTTGGTCTCCAACCTTGATGGTTCCTCGTTGAAGCATGGTCAAGAAAGCTTTGCCAATGTTGTTGGTCTTAGCAATTGCTTCTTCATCAGCTCCATTAAGTTCCCGAACCTCAGCGGTGCGGATAAGCTCCCCAGTGGGTGTGATGTACCCACCAGGAAGCTCAACCACATTATCCAAGGGAGGTTGGATAGTAGGATTAATTTCAGGAAGGTCTTCTTCCTGTGTTGCCTTTTTAAGCAGGTCGTTTGCCAATGCGGGGTTAGCCGCTGCACTAATGGTGTTCGTCATGTTATTCCTTTGTTAGATTAGAATGCTGGTGCGCTTGTAAAGACGGTTGTTCCACTTGAGGTGGAGGTTGTTCCCCAGTTAAGGTCAAAGCCTTCATGGACAAGAGACATCTGCTCTACAAAGAGAGCGTTGTCGCCAGCGTTGAGGTCAGAGTACGCAACAGAGGTAGGCCATGCGTTGTAAACCATAAAACGCATTGCTACTTCGTCTGTACCAACAGACGCAGCTGTTGGGTTTGAAGTAGCGGTTCCACCGTTGAGGACGTCTGCGCCCAATGAGGTGATTGGGTGGTTAAGTACCTGGATTTCGATATCACAACGGAAGTCGCTACCCAAAGCCAAAGTGCTGCCACCAGCTTGTACGGTTGCGAACAGCTGCTTCATCCAATCCCAGTTCTGACGGCTTCCAAGGATGACGCCACGTTGCAACATCAAAGGAGCAAAAGTGGTCTGTCCTGGAATCTGGTGAACTGTGGTGTTGTATCCACCTTCACGGTAAGGAATAGAGTCTGTTGTTACAGCCATTCCTGATACCGAGGTAAAGCCCATAGGGACGGTGGTTACAGACGTGGTTGCAGAACTTGCACTGTCGTGGAAGTTAAAGTTAACCAAGAACCGAAAGTTACGTACTGGGTCTGTGGCTAACGTTGAGCGGTTGTTCTTAATTGTTGCCATGTGTGTATATCTCCCTTAGATTAGTTCAGCGTCTTTTGGCTGAGGTCGATGACGATGAACTCTGCTGGATATTGAAGCGCCACACCAACTTGGATATTGATTTGTCCATTTTGGATAGATGCTGCAGTGTTGTTGGTTCCA